CGCCGGTAACGGTGGATACGATTAGAGGTTATGGTTTCCATAACCGTGTCTAACTCTTCCTCTTGGAAGAATTAACCAGTGAAAGGGCAGGCTAATGGCCGCTCAAGCAAACGTCGTTCTTTTGGACGGCGCGGGAACACCCGTCTCCCGAACTTTCGCGCCGAAAGGCGTGACCGCAATCGATCAGAGGACGACTAAGGCTTCCTGGCGTGAAAATGCCGGGCTCTACCTCGGTCAACCAACGATCGAAGAGTACCACTCTGCTCCCAATGCCAATGGTATTGAGAAGTTCAAGTGGGTCTTCAAGTTCCCGACCCTCCAGACGGTGGGCACGAGTGACGCGGGTATTACGCCCCCGGCAGGAGTTGCTTACCAGACGTTGGGCATCTTGGAGTTCCATTTGCCCCAGTCGGCTTCCGACTTGGAGCTGTCACATATCCGCGCGTTCGTTGAGAACTTTGCGGCGACAGCACAGTTCGAGACGTCGATCGAGACCCGTGACGCAACTTGGTAAAAGTTGTGTCTAAGTCTGCGGAGATTTTCCTCCATCTAATAGCTGTCCTTGCACTTCTTTTGAAGTATAAGGCTAGCCGCTGGATAGTAGGGCTTTCTCTTTCGATCCTCGTTTTGATCTACCTCCTGGAAGGAGATTTCCTATGTCTCATAGGAGTCGAGATGATCGGTTGTCAGCCGAAAGCTCGCGTAAACTAATTCGCGAGTATCTCGAAGCCCTGGATTCTCCACGGGCGTTAACCTGCTGGATTCTATTCGAATCCGGTGGGGAAGCAGAGTTGGTTCAACTCGTGAACCTCACTGTTGACCCTTTGGATTACAACCTAGTCAGGGATTTTAGAGCAGCTTACGCTGCAACGAAGTTCCTTTCAAAAGTTGATGATCTAGAGACCGGTATTGACAAGACCGGTGTCGCTGTTGAGGCAGCCATGAAGGCTGAGCTGAGATGTTCTTCAACTAATGAGACTTGGCGTGGCTTGCTATCTGGGAGAGTGATCTCCCCGTATACGTCCGCAATCCAGCGGGCTATATCGCGTATAGCTGCCATACTAGGTCCCGTTCCTCAGACTCTTGAGTCTGGGGGTTGGTCGAAGGGCAGGACTACTTCCTCTAGTGGTCCTCAGCTCTCACCCTACCTAAAGTATGGGTGTCGTCTTGATGTCACGGCAAGTGCCCTTCGTTACGCTAGACGCGAACTTAGGGAC